AAAGTATATGCAGCTAATTATACTGTGCCTACACCTAGTAATTTAACTACGGCAGTATTGAATATGCAGACAGCGTATACTGATGCAGCAGGTAGAACTCCAGGGCATACAGAATTATATACTGGCAATTTAAGTGGTAAGATATTAAGCCCAGGCGTTTATAAATGGAGTACTGGAGTATTAATAAATTCAGATCTTAATCTTTATGGTGACATAAATGATATATTTATATTTCAAATAGCTAAAGGATTAAACCTAGCAACAGGAACTAAAGTTATATTAACAGGTGGAGTTCAAGCTAAGAATATATATTGGCAAGTTGCTGAAACAGTTGCATTAAATACAGGATCACACTTTGAAGGAACTATACTGGCTAAGACAAATATTACCCTTGGAGCAAACGCTTCAGTATATGGTAGACTATTAGCGCAAACAGCAGTAACTTTAATAAAAAATACAATTGTTTCAGAATAGTGAGAAGAGTTAATATGGATAAGTTATCTCTTAAATCTCTCCTTATGAAAAATGTTAAAATAGATAAAATAGGAAGAGTTTTGTTATCTAAAGATGATGAATGGATAAATGAAACAGAATGGGATGATATGTATGCTAAAACAGTATTTCTGCAGACATGATTTTAAACGTATAGCAAAGAATAAAGATGTAAATGAAAGTCTATGGCAATGCACAAAATGTAATGTATTCAGTATCAATCATGATGGTATAGGTATTAGTTATATATGTAAGTACCCTAATATTGGTGGTTGGGTAAAAGTATAAGAGAGGGGATTATATGAGTAAAGAATTAATTAAAGCATTACTAAAAGCTGATGAAGATAAGAAAGGCTTTACTATTAAATGTAATAAGTGTGGTAGAGAAGTAATACTTCATGGTAGCGACTTTGATAATAAAAAGATTAAAATATTCTCAAGTGACTTTGATGGTGAAATATTAATAGAGTGCGCCTGTGAGTATAGTATAAATGAAGGAGGTAATTTGTATGGCTAAGAAGATAGGTAAAGATAAGGTTGAATATTCAGTTTTAAATTGATATAATATAAGAGTAGGATAAGCGAGATTAATTACCTCGTCTGATAAGGCTGTTTTCCTAAGCAACCTTCCTACACTTTAATATTAGGAAAACCTATAGGAGGGTTATAAATGAAAGTTTGTATTAAATGTAATAAAGAGTTTGAAGAGAATGAAGAACACTTTCAAAAGCTAAGTAATGGAAAGCTTAATAATAAATGCAAAGGTTGCGTAAAGCAATATAAGAAAGAATATCAGCAGAAGAATAAAAAAAGATTAAGCAACCAGAAGAAAGAATACTACAATGAGCATAGAGAAGCTACCATATCACATGCAGTTGGTTATAAGAATGAACATAGAGAGTTCTATAGAGGGTATCAGAAAGAATGGTATCAACTAAATAAAGAACGTATTGATATATATGAAGCAATATAATATGGAACATAGAGAACATAATGCAGAAAAGTCTAAACTATGGGCAATTAAACATCCAGATAGGATTAAGGGTTACATAAGAAGGTATGATGAACATGTTAAATCACTTTGCAATATTAGGGGTGCACGTAGAAGATCGTTAAAGAAGAATGTAATATCTACACTTACTAAAGAACAATGGGAAGGTATAAAGAAAGATTTTAATAATACTTGCTGCTACTGTGGGAAGGAAATACAATTAGCACAGGAACACTTCATACCTCTTAGCAAAGGTGGAGAGTATACAAGTAATAATATATTACCTAGTTGTAAACATTGTAATAGCAGTAAGAGAGATAAAGACTTTAAGACTTGGTATCCTAAATATAACTTTTATAGTAAGAAGAGAGAAGTTAAGATACTTAAATACTTAAACTATAAGAATAATAATCAGCAGTTAAAGATGGAAGCTTAGAAATAGGCTTCTTTTTATATTATAAAGGAAGTGATGGTATGTCATTAATGAAGTTTACTAATGCAGATGATATATATACTAAAGGTATGAAATATATAAATAAAGTGTTAGCTAATAATGAACATCTTACATTTACAGGGCTATGTATAGCTTTAGGCACTTGTAGAGATACTTTAAATGAATATTGTAAAGGTGTCTATGATACTGATACGCAAGTTTACTCCGACTCGGTTAAAAGACTTAAGGTCCATGTAGAGAATTATGCAGAGGGCAGATTGTTTGAAAATAACTGTACTGGGGCTATATTTGCTTTAAAGAATTACGGATGGCACGATAAGACTGAAGTAGAGAATACAGGCGAGTTGAAAGTTAAGACATTAGACATGAGCCAGTTTACAGTTGAACAGTTGAAAGAGATGGCTAGAGAAGACGGAGAATAGTCCGATAATCGCTAAATAATCATTTAACGACGTTCACACGTATTTTAAGAATGGGGCTATATCTAGTCAAAATGCCATTCCTCCACCAGCGGGTAAGAATATATTCGCTAAATACATCAATTTAAGGTAGTATTCTCAATTAGATCATCAATTAAGCACTCTTTAATTAGGGTGCTTTTTCTTTTACCTTCATTTAATAGGCTTCATTATATGCCCCTTATATGCAATAGGGTAGCACACTCACTTGAACGTGTGTATGCATAGCGTACGTCTAGTGTATCAAGTGCATAGGTATGAGTGTATGTGTCATGTGTATGTATGTATAGGTAAGACAAAGACATAGGCATGCCTACTAGTGTATGTATATATATATTAATTAGTTCCTACCGGTGGCGGTGACGGTTCACCAGCGAAGCGAAACAAAAAACTTCGGGTACCTCCCCAGTAGTATATACCACCATAACAAATTATAAATTTATTAATAATGTTTTACCATTAAATTCCATAACAAAATATATATTTATTTAAAACTATTTACCAATTACTTCCAACATATATAATTGCTACAAAAAATATTATTTTTTATTTAGAAAGGATAGGTAATATGTTAAAAATAGAATATCATTTATTATTGTTTCAAATGACGAATAAATTATCAGGTGATATTAATTTTAATGACAATAAACCAACTATAGATGAGATTGAGAATATATTAAAATCACATGAAATATCTAATTATGCTGTAATTGAAAAAAGGTATACTAATTTATAAGTCCTAAAAAGATTATATAAAGTTCGTATTTAAAAGTAATCTAAAAGCAAGGTGATTAAGTGGAAGTTAATAAAATATACAATATAGATTGTTTAATTGGAGCAGACAAAATAGAAAGTGGTTCAGTTGATTTAATACTAACTGATTTGCCTTATGGAACTATGAAAACAACTGGATTAGAAGTTACTCAAAATAAAAAGGAACGGAAACATAACTGGGACTTAGCTATTGAACCTAAAAAAATATACGAAATTGCAAATAGAATATTAAGAAAAAACGGTAAGATGATTTTATTTAGTCAAGAACCATATACAACAAGATTAATAAATGAAGCAATACCTAATATTCCTTTTTCATATAGAGCAATTTGGGAAAAAAATAATTTTGCTATGTCATTAGGAATTAATACTTCTATGGTTGGATATTATGAAGACATATTAATATTTAGCAAGAATTATGATACAGAAGATTTACACCCCTTAAGAAATTATTTAAAAGAATGTAAAAATAAAAGTAAAATGACCAATAAACAATTTAACTTCTTATTTTCAAAATATTACAATAAGCAAGGTTGCAAAGATAGAAGCGTTTTAGAGCATTATTGGGCTGCGGCTCAATTTATGTTACCAACTAAAGAAATTTATGAAATGATATTACAACCTACTGGTTTTTTCCCTGTTAATTATGAAGAATTGCAAAAAATTGATAACCAATTTAAAAAAGATTTTTCAAGTACCTTTAATTTATGGGAAGGCAATAAATATAAATCCAATATACTTAAATATAAAAAAGATTATACTGGTTTACATCCAACGCAAAAGCCAGTTTTATTACTTGAGGATTTAATAAAAACATTTAGTAATGAAAATAACTTAGTAGTTGATTTAACAATAGGTTCAGGAACAACCGCAATAGCTTGTATTAGCACAACCCGAAGATACATAGGGTTTGAGTTAGATACAGGCTATTTTAATATAGCGAATAAAAGGATTAGTGAAGCCTTATGAAATTAACAACAGCACAGAAAAAGGAATTTAACTTAGAGGTCAAACGAGAATTATGTAGACAGGATTTTTATTCATTTTGTAAATATATGGACAGTAAGTTTTTCACTACAGGCAAGCCACATTTAAAATTAATAGCAGATGCATTTCAAGAGATAGCGAATGGAAGTATAAAGAAACTTGCAATTAGTATGCCACCACGTGCTGGTAAGAGCTATATTACGAGTTTGTTTTGTGCTTGGTTATTAGGAAGAGATCCTACAGGCTCAGTTATGCGTAATTCATATGCAGCTAAATTAGCAGAGAAGTTTAGTAAAGATATCCGAGATGGTATCATTCCTGATCCTAAGTTCTATGATATATTCCCTATTAAAATATCAAACAAGAGTAGTGCAGTTGATGGATGGAGTTTAGAAGGGCATACACAAACAGCATATTTCTGTAGTGGTGTAGGTGGTGCTATAACTGGCTTCGGAGCTAAGAGCTGCGGAATATTAGATGATTCGATAAAAAACATTGAAGAAGCATTATCTGAAATTACGGTTGAAGCTACATGGAATTGGTATACAAGTACACATTTATCAAGGTTAGAAAGTGGTTGTCCTGAGATACACATAGCAACAAGATGGACTAGACATGATTGTATTGGCAGACTTACGGATGAATACTCACCAGAATATGATTCTAGTTTTAAAGTTATAAATATACCTGCATTAGATGAACAAGGTCAAAGTTTCTGTGACTCAGTGCATACTACCGCTGAATATATGGCTATTAAGAAAGTAACTGATGATTTCATATGGGAAGCAGAGTATATGCAACATCCGGTTGAGTCAAAAGGTTTATTGTTTCCTAGTGAAGAATTAAACAAATTCAGTTTAAATGAATTGCACAATAAACCAGACGGAATAGTAGGTTGTACTGATACCGCCGATAGAGGGTCTGATTTTCTAAGTTCTGTTATTGGAAAACGGTATGGACAATTTACTTATATAACGGATTGTGTGTTTACGCAAGATGGAGTTGAAATAACTGAACCTTTAGTAGCACAAATGTGTATAGATACTAAATGCGATATTATGAAAATTGAAAGTAATAACGGTGGTTCTTCTTATGCTAGGAATGTAATTAGATTATTACAGGATAAAAAAGCGCCATGCTCAGTAGTGGATGAAACAACTACAACAAATAAAGAAACTCGTATTTTAATGTCAGCAGGATATATAAAGGAATACTTTTATTTTAGAAATGATTATGAGTTAGGTTCAGATTATGACAAGTTTATGAGACAACTTACCTCATATATTAAGATGGGTAAAAATGTTCACGATGATGCAGCCGACAGTATTGAAGCATTAGGATCTTATATGAAGTTAGTTGATTTTTCAAAGGATATTAAAGAAAAACCTTCTACTTTGTGGATGTTTAAAGATGATGAACCGAAAGGGGGATATTTCTCATGGAATTAATAATTTATAGTATTATTGCAATAATTTATAGTATTATTGTAATTATTGCCTTTGCTACATGCTCACTATTAACTTTAAAAGCTTATAAGCAAGGATTAACTCATGCGTGGAATTTAAAACAAGGTGAAGCACCTAAAGAATTTAAAAACCCTATAGTTCAAGGATATAAAGATAAAAAAGAGAGTGAAAAAGCACAAGATTTAATAAATGAATACTTAGACGATCCTAGAGATGAGGTGAATTAAATGGATATAGATACAATACACAAACACGAAGTTGATGGAACGAGTTACTTATCGAGTATGGGCTTTTTACATTTATATCCGCAATGTGAGAGGTTTTCAGCAGGAGATCAATGGGCGCCTGTTACTAAAAAGACTAAAGACTTCCCAAGACCCGTAGTAAATGTAATTAGATATATTAATAACCATAAGATCTCAAGTGTTATTAATGATCCTGTAAAAATGATATTTGCAGCAGATGATGAAGATGAACAAGACCAAATGAGTGGAGTTGCAGCAGAATTGTTTTCAGCTTATTCAAGTACGGAATGGGAGAATGTCCACCAAGACGAATTAAATGAAGATGCAATTCAGCAAGCAGCTAATTTAGGAGCCGGAATTTGGCATTACTTTTGGGATAGTACAGTACAAACAGGTGTAAAAAGAGTGAGTCAAGGCAAACTATGCGGTGAAACTTTAGATCCATTAAGTGTAATAGTGGGGAATCCTCAAATTGTAGATACACAAACTCAACCTTATATACTTATTTTCAGTAGAAGAGATATTGAGGATATTAAAAATGAAGCAAAAGCAAAAGGTTGTAAGAATATTACTGGTATTATGCCAGACAATGAGGACTCTAATAGAAGTTATACAACAACTATACATGAAGTTAGTAAGAAGTCTACAGTATTAACTCTTTATTGGAAAGAAAACGGAACGGTTCATTTAATGAAAATTTGTGGTGATGTTATTATTCAAGATGATATAGACACTACTAGAAAACTTTACCCTATTGTTAAAATGAATTGGTATAAGAGGTCTAAGAGTTGGTATGGGCAGGGAGAAACGGAAGGTCTTATTAATAATCAGAAATCCATTAATTTAATGGTAGCTATGCAAATGAAAAGTGCAGAGGCAGTTGGTATGCCAAAACTAATGTTAAAGGCAGGTAATAGTAAATGGGATAACGATCCTTCTTCTGCTTATATAGATAATTCAGGTAATCCTGCATGGGGTGCGCAGTATTTGCAACCTTCAAGTATAAGTCCATCAGTACCAACACTTGTTGATTTCTTAATGGAGAATGTAAAAACATTAAACGGTGCTAGTGAGAGTGGTACAGGAGATATTGGAAGTTTAACTAATATTAGTCCTACAGTTATTTTAAGTTTACAGGCAGCTTCACAAGTTCCAATAGAAAGTATCAAGAAACGATATAAAAGAGCAATGAAAGATGTTGGTGAGGTTTTTCAAGAGTTTTGGACAACTAATTATAATACAACTAAAACTATTATGGTTAAGAAATTAACTCCTACTATTGATCCAACTACAGGGCAACAAGCAATAGACCAAATGACAGGGCAACCACAGACACAGGAAACAGAACAACCACAGGACTTCAAAGGTACGGACTTTAAAGCTGCAGGGTTAAAACTTCACATTGACGTAGGCACCTGCCAAAGTTATTCAGATCAACTTGTAACTACATCACTAGATAAATTATTCGATACTAAAAGCATAGATACAAAGACTTATGTTGAACTATACCCAGAGAACGCCATGCCTTACAAACATACTTTGTTAGCCATTTTGGATAAACAACCTACACCAGCAGAGCAGCAACTTCAAATTATGCAAAATCAACAAATTCCAGGAGGTCCTACTAATGGTCAATAAAAAAGTTAAAAAGGTAATTGCTAAAAGAACAGTTAAAACAGATATTCCAAGTTTATTTGATATGAAAACAGGAATTGACGTAGGTAAGGGAAAGAAAACTATTCCAAAGAAAGTTAATCCATTTGTTAAACAACCTATGGCTGCAATGATGAATATCCCAGTACCTGCTAAAAAGGTAGTTAAGAAAAAGAAGAAAGTTGTAAAGAAACCTAAATTCAATTATTCTAAAAGCTTTAAACTAAACAGTTAATTTCAGATTCCAATTAGGGAGTCTTTTTTTAAAAATAAAAATTGAATGGAGAAAAAATTATGAGTGAAGAATTAAATTCAGTTAACGCTGAACAGGATGGAGCCGTAGACCAGCCACAAGAAGTAACAGAAACAACCGAGCAACCTACTGAACAGGCTGTAAACGCAGATGATAATGGAGAGGTCGCAACTCCGGCAGTAGAAGAAGACAAAGTTCCCCAGACGCCAGCAGAAAACAAGAACTATGCAGACATTAGGCGCCGGGCGAGTACAGAGGCACAAGACAGAACTATATCAGAGATGAATTTAAGCTGGAATGATAAGCCTATAACAACTTATTCAGACTATCAAAAGGCTTTACAAGAACAAAAATGGCAGAAAGAAGCAGAAGAAAAAGGGCAAGACCCGGAACTATATTCAAAAGTAAATAATATGCAAAGTGAATTAAGTTCTTTACGGAGAGATAAAACCTTATCAGAGCAAGACTCACAACTTAGCAATGATCCTAAAGTAGGAGAAATATACAAGCAGTATAAGCCTGAAACACACAAAATTGCAAGTGATTACAATGTGGACTATAATACCGCTTTAACGATTTTAATAAGAGAAAATTTAAGCGACATTATGGGTAAAAAGTCTATACAAACAGAACAAGACACTATTAAAGGCTTACAACAAAATTCAAACACCTCACCTGGCTCACTTGGGAACGGTTCCTTCAATAAAGCTAATATTGGCAAGATGGACAAAAAAAGCTTTGCAGAATTAACTCAACAAGCTATACGAGGTGAATTAAAAAATTTCTAGGAGGAATATATTATGGCAACAACTCAAACATACACAGGATTAACACAGGAACAGAAAACTTTTTACGATAGGGTATTACTTGAAAGGCTTTTACCTTCACTAGTATATGCAGATTACGGTCAGAAGAAATCAGCACCTAAACATGAAGGTGACACTATAAACTTTAGAAGGTTTAACTCTTTAGCAGCAGCTCTTACACCATTATCAGAAGGAGTTACACCAGCAGGGAGTCCTTTATCCATTGCAACAGTAAACGCTACAGTGCAACAGTTTGGCGATTTTGTCCAACTTTCTGATAAGTTAGATATGATTGGTATTGATCCAGTTATAACAGAGACTATTCAGATACTAGGCGAGCAGGCTTCATTGTCAATAGATACTATTGAAAGGGATGTTATTACAGTTGGTACGACTGTACAGTATGCAGGGGCAAAGGCTTCAAGAATATTAACTACTGCTACAGATATTTTAACAGGACTTGAAATTAAAAAAGCAGTAAGAACATTAAGAAGAAACAACGCTCAACCTATAGACGCAGATGGTTTTGTAGGAATTATAGGACCAGATGTAGAATTTGATTTAATGAGTGACACTGCATGGTTAGCAGTAGGAGAATATCAAGCAAGTGAAAACATATATAAAGGTGAAATAGGTAAATTATATGGTGTTAAGTTTGTAAGAACTTCAAATGCTAAGAAATTTGCAGAACTTGGAGCAGCAGGAATAGATATCTTTGGTACTATGATTATAGGCAAAAATGCTTATGGCGTAGTAGATATAGATGGTTCAGCTAAACCACAAAGTATAGTTAAAGCAGCAGGATCAGCAGGAACAAGCGATCCACTAGATCAGATAAGTTCCGTGGGCTGGAAAGTATTGCTAACAGCAGTACGTTTAAATGAATTAGCTATGTGCAGAATTGAGAGCGCAGCTACAGCCTAAATTTTAACAGAGGGATTAATTTCCCTCTTATTTAAATTAGAGAGGATGATTATAAATGGATAAAAAAGAAACACCTAAAATGACAGATCGTCAATTAGATAGTATAGCTAAGTCAGTAGGAGCAGAGGTAAACAAACAAGATAAAGTTAAAATCAGAATACCTATAGATCAGTTAAATAAGGATGATAAAGTTGTACCAGTTTGTATAAATGGTTATGTATGGAAGATTGAAAGAGGTAAGAGTGTGCAAGTTCCAGAAGTTGTCGCTGATGTTTTGAGCGAAGCAGGATACATTTAGGAGGTAATGAAATGTCTTTGATTATAGATACCCCTAGAAATGATGTAGACGGTGACTCAGTATTACAATATACAAACGTTGCTAATATAGCACCTGAAACATTTACTTTTAATAAAACTTATAATAAATTATTAGTACGCAATGGTAGTAGTTCAGTATTAACACTTATAGTAAATGGTCTTCCTTTAACAATTAAAGCTTATGATAAAGTTTCATATAAAGGGGATTATACAAGTATTATTTTATCAGCTTCAACTAATTCATGTGAATTTATAGTATTGGCTACAGAGGATACAGTTAGTGATGGAATATCGCAAGCACAATCAGCTGTATTTTCGGTAAAACAAAAACCATTAAAGATATTTTCGTCTGATTTTGAAGAAACTTATCAAGGTTCTGGAATATTAAAAGACTGGGTTAATACCAGTACAGGAACAGGCGCGATAAGTGTTGCAGCGTCAACAAGACAAGATGGGGGGAATACATTAACCCTAATAGATGCGGATGCTGCTGGTTTAGCTATGATTAAATCAAAGGCGTTTCATGGTTATGCAACTGCTCCACAATGGTTTACGACCGATGAAATTACTTTAGCAACTAACCAGACAGTGAATTTTGAGATACAAGCACTTGATAATTCAAGGAGAGGGACAATACTTGTTAATTCAGCAGGGGCTGGAACAATACAAATTAATGCAACTGATGGAATTGGAATATTAACAGTACCTAATGTTACTACAGCTATTGGATTTGTTTCAACAACTGCGTTCAGACTCGGCATGTGGTACGATCCATCCAATGGAAAAGTTAAATTTTATTTATTTTGTGGTTCGAGTACAGGACTTAGACATATTTATATGGGGGAAAAAACAAATACTGCTGTGCCACGCCCCATCGCTTTTATCCAATTTAATACAGGGCAGGGTAGTCAAGGTTCGGTTACGGCAGCAAGAGTACGAGGATATGAAGTAAGGGGAATTATTCATGGGTGTTCAGTTGATGCCCCTCATAATGCCTTTGCTATGGCTCCTGGTTATTTTCCTTTACAATCTCATTTTAATAATTCAGCAGAAGCCTTGGCTCTTAGGCTATGGGGGCAAAGTGAAGGTATCCTTAATGTTGCTCATGGTAGTTGGACAGTTGAAAACTATGAAAATGGTGCACTTTCAGCTAATGGTGAGGATACAGCTACTTGGGTTAATATGGTTACTTCTTTGAAACCAAAATTTGTTGTTATTGGTTCTGGCATTAATAGTGTAAGTGCTGCTGCTACTAAAAGTCCACCATCAACGGCTGCCACTAATGCACTTGAAGCATCTAAGGCATGTTATATAAGGTTAATTGATGCATCATTTAACGCTGGTGTTCAATTCGTTGCTTGTAGAAATTGTTCCCCTGTTGGTGGGCATGTATCTTTTGTAACTTCGGCTCAATTAGATATGGTTGATAATTGGAATACATGGATGGATACATTACCCGCTTTATATCCAAATAAATTAGCCATAATTGATGTGTGGAGTGTAATGGTTGACCCAAGCATACCTAGAACTTCATTACCTATGTATGATTGCGGAGATCATATTCATTATTCCGTGGATGGTGGGGAAAATTTAGCCAATGCCGATGCAAAAGCAATATTATCATTGATATAGAATAGTATAAATATTTTTTTAGGGAGGTTGGATTAATGGATAGGATAAAACAATATTCATTAAAAATAGATTTTATTAATTCTCTCCAATATAAGCCAATAAATTTAGTTCAATATGATGCAAAAGGTGCAGACATTAACATGACATTAACAAGCAATAAAATTGATGTAGATCTTACAGATTGCACGGTTCAAGTTGAAATATTAAAAGTGGATAAGACAGTTAATGTTACACAATTGACTGAGATTACAGGTAATGTTGCAACATTTACACCAGATATAAATGATGTTGTATGTCCTGGAAAAGTTTTAATGACAGTAACAGTTTATAAAGGTGATGGTAAATCTACAAGCATTCAGTTATTTTACAATGTAAAAGTAAGTTTAATTCAAGATGATTCTGTAACAAGTACAACAGCGTATCCTGCATTAGACTCATTAATATCGCAAACAACTATACTAAATTCTGATATTACCACAGCAGAAGGTTTAAGAGTTATTGCAGAAAATGCAAGGGGTTTAGAGGTTAGTAATGCAAGAGGAACGTTTCCAACTCTGCAAGCAAGACAGGATAACGTTGACGTATCTTTGGCAGATAAAACGAATCACTTTAATAGTCAGGCAATTAATGTATTATTTCCACCTTCACCACTTGTAGCAGTTAAAGGTAATGCAAATTACTTAAGTACAATTGATCATAAATATTATACTAATAGTGGTTGCACAATTTTAGCAGATGATGATACAGCAACATTACAAGCTATTGTTAATGCGACTCCTTTAGGGGGTACTATTTTTATACCTTGTAAATGTCATATCACAACAGAAATATTAATACCACGAACAATGAATATAATAGGTAATGGTAAATATAATAGTGGGATTTGTAATGATGGTGTGGGAAATACTTTACGTGTTCTTGCAACAATAGAAAGAGGTACAATTAGAGATATTGCAATAATGGGAAATGACACCGCTCTATTTGCACCAAATTCAACTACACTTAGCGGAATTGTTTTTGAAGGTGCTTATATATGGTATTTGAATAATATATGGATGCGTGGGCATGGAGAACATGGTATTAAATTTAATGGTGGAAATTGGACTAATACCATTGATAAATGTGAAATAGAATATAACAAAATAGATGGTATTTATATGGTGGCTTATGGTGGCGGTGTTGGTGGGCAAATAAATGCCACATCAATAACAAATTGCCATTTAGCAGGCAATGGACGTAATGGGTTAAGTCTGTGGGGAACAAACCTTAATGTAAAAAATAATATAATAGAGGGAAATCATAATAGCGGAATATTAATGAGTAGTGACCAAGTAACCGTTCCTCAAAGTGCAACAGGAATTAATATTGAGGGAAATTATTTTGAACTTGATGGTGATGGCTTCATAAATGTTAAAGTTTCAATATCACCATTAAATGCAATAACCTTTCTTACAATAAAAGGGAATTATGGAACTTTAGACGGTTCTAAAGTAAATTCTGGAGTACTTTATACTTGTAATTTCATAGGAGTTGGAACATTGTCATCTACAGGTTTACAAAACTTGCAATTTATAAATAATTCATTTGGTGGTACTGGAATTGGAATAGCAAATTTTAATAACTTACTTGATTATAAAAGTAAAATTGAAAGTTTATCAACAAATACTTTAACTCAAATGATTAATTTTGGTGGTGCAACAGTAATATTTAAAAAATTCAAAACAATAAGTGGTTATTTTTATTGTAAGGGATTTAGTTATACAGGAATGGTAGAAAGTGATGCCTTAACAATAGGTGCAAGTGGATTATTCCCAGTGGGTTTAAGTGCAATGGATTTAATAACACAAATGGGTATATATGTTGATACAGATCACACAGCTTTTACAATCCGATTCCAGATATACTTTAAAAATTGCAATGATTTAACAACACATACTGCACTTTTCAATAATAATGTAAGTGGTACAACAAGTGGTTATATTGTTACGAATACACTTGATTATTATGGTGTTATAGATGGTGAAAGACTAATATATCCTCGTACAGATTGTTATGTAAAAATTACAGTTTATTCAGCAAGTGGTGGGACTTCGCTAAAATTAGGAAATTTATTAGTACAATACTGCTAGTTGTTACATCTTAGGAGAAAAAGATACGTTAATCGTAAAAAGTAAATATATAAAAATAACCTCACAAAAGGAGGTATGAAATGGATATAAATTTATGTACAAATAAAGTTTTACAAATAATTAATAGATATAGTATTAAAGGCACTCTAGTCGATAGTATCAAAAACAAAGATAATACCCTTAGAATAAATAATTTAATAGATACAGTTCAAAAGGAATGTGCAACTTACAGAAAACTAATGACATATGAAACCTATTACCTTGATGTTCCAGACGAAGAGGATGAAGATTATACTTTATCACCTGCGAGCAAAC